AGGCATATGTTGCTTGGTTAGTAGGAAAAGGTATTGGTACTTTTGGTACAGACTTATTCCTCTCACAAGTACCAGATGACGCACCTGACGAAGCATATTGGGTTATTACCGCAGGTGGTAGTCCGATAAGCAAAAACAGGACTGGTGAAAAAATAAAACAGTATTTCATCTCAACATACTATCGCTCTACAAAAGGGCAGGACGTAGAAAAGAATCTGTTTAGACTAGAAGAACTCTTAAATTGCGCAAGTTGTGTTAATTTAGAAGGATTCGAAATCGTAGAAATCGAAGCTACACAGTTTCCAAGCGATGTAGACTTAGACAACGAAGAACGCCGAGTAGGTTTTCTTCAGGCAAATATAAAAATATATAAAAAGGAGTGCTAGCATGGCATTAGTAAAAGGACCATTTGACCTACGTTGGGGTATTAATACTCTAACTGACGTATCAGAGATTTCTCTAGAATACGAACAAGACTCAAACGACTACACAACAGTAGACAACCGTAAGTACACAATTGACGGAGCAATCAACGCTTCATTAACACTTACATTTTTAGCAAGCGACGTTGCTTCATTAGCAGCCGTACTTCCACAGTACCACGTAGCCGCAGGAGAGTCACTCTCTACAGGTGAACTAGTATCTGGTGATGACGGAGCTATTGACGTAGTAGCCGCAAGCTGTGACCAAGACCCAGTATATAATGACTTAGATGTTATTAGCTGTGGTAACAATGCTCAAGTTTTCCGACTTAAGAACGCTCGTACTAAGATTGATTCAATGGAATTTGCAGACAATGCAGTCCGAACAGTTACAGTTGCGTTTATCGGTGAACCAGAAGCAGGTACAGCTAATATCCAATTCTTCGCAGAAGACGATATTGCAGTAGTTAGCTAATCAGTTACAAATAGACAATAAATTCATATAACCTAAGGAGTTAATAAAACATGAGTAATTACAATCTTACAGATAATGTAGAAGACAAGTTTGAATTCGAGCTTAGAGGCAAGAAGTATGCAATGACATACCCTATTACCGAAGAAATCGAGAAACTACAAGAAACAAACAACAAGCTTATTGAAGCTCAAAAAGAAAAAGAAGTCAATAAAGAACTAGTCGCCATGCTTGGTGATGAACTAGAAGGCTTTATTTACGGTTTTATTGAGCCAGTTGGACACGAAGAAAACATTAAAGATGTTCTTTCAAAAGAAAATATCCGAGTACTTCGAAACTTCAACACAATGATTCGTACTGAGCTATCTCTTTAATAAAGGGGTAGTCTCATGGCGAGAATCAAAGTCCAAGCAGTTAAGCCCTCAAAAGCTAAACTACTTCAAAAACGCGAACTCTATGCAACAGTCTGCTACTTCTATCCGCAATATACGTTGGTAGAAGTGCAGAAACTCCCATATAGAGACGTTCAATTACTACTAAAAGTGGCTCGCGAACAAGAAGCCCGTAGGTTTTTCAACGAAACACTTATTGCTGCCGCCCCTCACTCTAAGAAGCAACAGAACGTCACAAAATTAACAGAACACTTCAAAAAAGTAGCAGGTGATTAGAACATGAATATGTCAGGTGGCTCAATTGTATGGATTCTTGACGCAGATAGTGGCAAGTTTTCACAAGCCCTTATACAAGCAGAAGATCAAGCCAACAAGACTGCTGGTGTCATTGACCGAAGCTTAGGCAAAGCCTCTGCTAGCGCTTCTTCAAGTATAGGCAATTTAGCAGGCTCTTTAGCCCGTGTTGGTTGGTCTGCGTTTAATATTGGTGTAGTTGGTGCTACTACTGCTCTAGGTGGTCTTATTAAGACTGGTTTATCATCAGGTCTTAACCTACAAAGCATTCAGATTCAAATGAATGGACTTACTAAGTCTATTGATTTAGGTCGGAAAGCCATGGCAGGAGCATACGAATATGCACAAAAGTCACCTTTCAAGCTACCAGAAGTAGCAGGAACAACTAAGACATTACTAGCATTTGGTATGTCTGTTGATGATGCAGTTAAAAGTCTAGACTTACTAGGTGGTATTTCTATTACTTCAGGTGTTCCACTTGAAGCTATTGGTGGTATTTTTGGTCGGGTATCAGCTCAAGGTCGTCTCATGGGAGGCGATATTCAGCAGTTAACCGAAAATGGTATAGCAGTACTACCAGCGTTACAAAAGGCATTAGGTAAAACAGCAGATGAAGTTCGAGCAATGGCTTCTGATGGACAAATTGACTTCAAGACATTCAGAAAAGCAATGGAGTCAATTGTTGACCCTTCTATTCTTGCACAATTAGAAAATACTCTACCTAGACAGTTAGACAGGCTACGGGGTTCTATTCGTGTATTAGCAGGTTCACTAGTAGGGTATACAGTAGATGTCAATAAAGGCTTTAACTTAATGGAAGATAGTATTATCCAAGCCGCAACTGATATGGTCAAGAACCTTGCTACAACCCTTAGAGCTAAACCTGTACTAGAAGCCGCAAATAGATTCGGACAAACTCTTTCACCGTATATTGACAAAATAACAGCTTTCTTTAAAGTGCCAGATGGCAAAGAATTCTCTGCTGCGGCTGATTTAATAGCCGATTTCTTTAATATGGTAGCTGACTTAGGACCATTAATTATACCTATCTTAGGTGGTCTTGCTATTTCATCTACTTCATTCTTGAGCAATATCCCTCTATTAGGTGACGCCATATCTCCTATAGGTAAAGGTTTTAATGACTTGGCTTTAGGAGCATTAAGCCTACTAAACCCTCTTAACGCATTTAAATCATCAGTACCAGAAGCGGGTGGACACTTACTAACTTTCAAGGGTGGTCTAGATGGAGTTACAGGCGGATTCACACGAGCTAAAGACGGTACTACTAACTTCCTTAGCTCTCTAGGCAACCTAGGAAGCGTTCTACAAGGCGGTTGGGCTAATATCTTAACCTTTGGTGGTGCTTTACGAGAAACAGGCGACAACGCTCTTTCAGCAGGTAACACAAAATTCCCACGACTAGGTAGTGCTGTAGAAGGCATGGCAAGCAAATTCGGAGGTGCAAAAGACTCTGTATTAGACTTTGGTAGCAAAATGAACCCAATTCCAGGCATTATGGACAGAGTTGGTGGTGCAACTGAAGCTGTTAAAGGTAAATTCGGATTCTTAGGTGACGCTTTTGATAATGTTAAAGGTAAAGCCTCTGGTTTCGGTAGTGTTATATCTCCTATTACAAACCTACTTCCAGGAATGGACTCAGTTCTAGGTGGAGCAAGCAAAGGTTTAGGCTTATTTGGTCAAGCAACAGCAGGAGCTGGTGGAGCATTAACATCTATTATCGGTATATTTGGTAAAGGTGCATTAGCAATCGGTGGAATGGGTGCAGTATTCGGTATTGCCGCCGCAGGACTTGGCTTGTTAGCTGAGAGTATGGGTATGAACGCTGAACAAATGACTGGCTATATTAATAACATGGTTAACGGTATCGTTACTGGTTTTAGTAAATTCCTAGCAGAACTGCCTGCAATGATTAACGCACTTACTGAAAATATAGCTACTTATATTCCAATACTTGTTGACGCACTTATGACACTAGTTGATGGAGTAATTAACGCTCTAGCAACTAGCGGTCCTGCTATTGTGCAAGGTGTTATGAACTTAATTACTGTTCTAGCCGATACATTCTTAACACAACTACCTCGTATTGTTGAAGCGGGTATTGCTTTAATTACATTCCTTGTAGACGGTATTATATCTGCCCTACCTACTTTAATCTCAACACTTGTAAGCGTTGGAACTCAGTTAATATCTACCCTTGGACAAACTATTCCTAAAATCGTACAGGCAGGAGCTGACATTATTCTTGCTCTTGTTACAGGTCTACTTGAAAACTTGCCGGCTATTATTGACGGTATAACTCAACTTATTAGCACTCTTACTAAAACCATTGCTGATATGTTGCCTAAACTTATTGAAACAGGTATTAAACTTGTTGAAGGTATAGCAGATGGTCTTGTACAAAACCTACCAGCAATTATTACTGCAATCACAGGCTTAATTACTCAAATTATTACAAGTCTTGTTACTTTGCTACCAAAACTACTAGAAGCAGGTCTAAAGATCGTCTTAGGTATCATTAGCGGTATCTCAGAGGCTCTCCCTACGATTATTCCTGCAATAGTGACTATGATTACAACTATCATCACAGCACTCGTTGAGGCGCTTCCTATGCTGTTAGAAGCGGGTATAAAGATTCTTATGGCATTAATACAAGGTATCGTAGATAACTTACCTGCTATTATCGAAGCGATTAATATCTTAATTACTACATTGCTACAAGCTATTGTAGACAACTTGCCTATGATTATCCAGGGTGCTGTTACTCTCATTACAGTACTAGCTGAATCAATGTCAGAAAACCTACCACTAATTATTGACGCTATTGTTAAAATCATAATTGCTATTGTTCAGGTATTACTTCAAAACTTACCTCTATTAATCCAAGCCGCAATTGAAATTGTTATCGCTCTTGTTGTTGGTTTAGTAAAAGCTATACCTCAACTAGTAAAAGCAGTACTATCTCTAGGCGCCGCAATTTTGAAATCACTATGGGAGGGCGTAAAAGGAATTGCAGACGTAGGTATGAACATTGTTAAGGGTATCTGGGAAGGTATACAATCAATGGGTAGTTGGATTAAACAAAAAGTAGTAGACTTTGTAAAAGATAAGATTCCAGGACCGATTAGAAAAGCCCTAGGTATCGCCTCACCTTCAAAAGTGTTTATGGGTATTGGTCACTTTATGATGGAAGGTCTTGTAAAAGGTATTACCAGAGAAGGTAGTGGCTTAGTTAAGGCTTCACAAAGTATTGCTGAACAAGTTACAGGTGCATTTAGCTCATTAGATGGAAGTAACGCTATATCTTATAGTGCTTCATTAGAAGACAACATTCCACGAAACATCAGTAGTCTTAACAGAGCTGTTGGTATTGATTATGGTATCACTGGTCAAGGTGCAACTGGAACAGGTGCGACAATCAATCAAACTAATAACGTGTATACTGAAATAGATATGGAACAGATAAATAGAGACCTAGCTTGGGAGTTAAGTAAAGCATAATGAAATTTAGAATAAACGGATTAGAATTTGGTGGAGACTCAAAGTACAAAGTACTTGCTCCTGTAGTTGGGCTAGACTCAGCCTCTGTTCGTACTGCCGCAGGCGACTTCTCAGGTCGTGACGGTGGTTATGTATCTGCTCAATTTTATGGCTCACGAACTATTGTAATTAACGGTTTTTATAGAGGGACATCTTGTGAAGACGCAGACAGCCTCAGAGAAGAACTAGCAAAAGCTCTTAAAATAAGAGTTCTTACTCCTATTTATATTGAAACATTCTCCAAGAAACAGTACTTAGCAGAAGCTTATTTACTATCTTATAAATCAGACATCACTGGACCGTTCTCAGGAACTTATCAAATTACTTACCTTGCAGTAGACCCATTCTTATATGACGCAGGTGATGGAGCCGACCCATTTACAGGTTATTTACAGGCGCTATTCTACAAAACAACTGCTGGTGGTTACGACTTACCTTATAACTTACCTGTCCTTTGGGCAACTGGTACAACCTCTACTCCTATCACAAATGAAGGAAGTGTTGCTGTATTCCCAGAAATAATCTTAGAAAATGCTTACCACAATCCAGTTATCACTAATCTTACTACTGGTAAATTCATGGAGTTAAACATGACTACTATAGCAGGTGACAAAGTAATAATTGATATGAAAAACCGAGAGATAACTAAAAACGGTGTATCTGTTGCAGGTTATCGAACCGTTGATTCAAATTGGTGGACACTAGAACCTGGTATTAATTTAATCTCACTTGAGACTACTGATGTTGCTGATAAAAATTGGGGCTTAATTAGATGGCGACAGGGATATGAGGGTATTTAATGGCGTGGCTAAACTCAAGTTGGAAATACAGAGTAAAAGTTACTGTTAGGGCGACTCAAGTACCGTCTACATTAACTGACTTCCCTGTTTACCTAGATTTAAATACATTACCACCAGCTTTTCACGCTTATGTAAAAACAGATGGTAGTGATATTCGTATTACGACATCAACAGGTAATACCGAAGTTCCTTTTGAAATAGTTTATTACGACTCAACTGCTGACTTAGGTGAAATTCACTTTAAAGCTCCAAGCCTTAGCTCATCTGTTGATACAGACTTTTATATATATTATGGAAATGCCGCCGCAAGTGCTTACGCTGTAGGTGCTACATATGGTGCATATAACGTATGGACTACATCTAGTTCTGTTTACCACTTAAACGAAACAAACAACACAACTGCTAACGGCTACAAAAACGCTAAGGCAAACTCTACTCACGGTACAGGTACAAGCATGAACCTTGCTTTAACTGCTAATACAAAAGTTGGTAAAGGTGCAACAGTAGATGGTATTGATGACAAAATTACAATTTCATCTGTTTTCAGTATGGGTAACACTAACGGAACAATTAGCGCATGGTTCTATATGCCTGGCGCCGTTTCAAGCGGTGCATTTATCAAGGTAGGTACTAACGCTAACGGTTATGCTATTGGTGTGGGTGATACTGCATTCGATAACGTAGGCAATAAATTAATAATGATTTATGACAGTGTTAGGTGGATTGTTACTACCCAAGTTATTACACAGGGTTGGCACTTTGCTGTGATGACTGTTAGTGCCGCAGGTGTTCCTTCTGCTTACTTAGACGGAACTCTGGTTGGAACATACGCAGGCACAAATGCTATCGCACCAACTACAAGCTCTGTTATTGGTGGTGCTGTTACAGGTCGTAACTTCTCTGGTGTTCTAGACGAAGCTCGATACTACAACTCTCCTAGAACTGCTAACTGGATTCTTGCTGAATACCGTAATCAAAATAGTCCCCTAACATTCTACAAAGTAGGAGTTCAAGAGTGGGAAACACCTCCTGCTGATGACACTCCTATTCCAGAAGACACAGATCGCTTTACTTTAGACATACCAGAATATACTGTAGAGCTGTGGTCAAGTACTGGTGTATACATGGCTGACGTTTCAACTATCCTAAAGTCTGGATTAAGAATTGTTATGCCTCTAAATGATGTAGAACAGGTAGACTTCTCGCTAGACTTAGTACAATTTGAAGAAAAATGCGCTAGAATTGGTGCTTTACCTCGAAATATCCTCGACCCATACCGAACGGAGGTTAAAATTAAACGAAATGGTGCTTATTTATTAGGTACTCAAGTAGTACAAGCTCAAATTAACCTTAATAATCAAGGTGCTAATACAATTGAAGTACGTTCAACGGGTTATCTAAACTTATTTAAAGATAGATACATAACTCCTGGCGTTTCTCCTTCAGGTAGTTCGCTTAATTACACAGGTAGAACTTATGCTGAACTTGCTCAACGATTAATTATTGATACACAATCTCAAACAAATGGTTCTCAAGGTGTTACTCTTGGACCTGACGAAGCCTCTTTATTGCAAAGCATGACACGAACTAGAGCAGAAGATTATGATAATCAAAATGTTAAAGACGGGATTCTAAACCTTACTAAATTAGAAAGCGATAATTTCGACTTTAGATTTACTTGGGACAAAAGATTCGAGTGTTTTGACAGAATCGGCGAAGACAAACCAGACATTGAATTAGTATACCCACAAAACATAGTCTCTATGACTATTGTTAGAGACGCTTCAACGCTTGCAAACAAAATCACAGGTATTGGCTCAGGTATGGGTGAAGAACGTCTTACAGACACTGAGATAGACGCTACAAGTGCTTTAACATATGGTGTTCGTGAAAAGATAGAGCTATTTAATAGTGTTAGCAATCAAGCTACTTTAGACACTAATGTAAACGGCCTACTTCCTTTCTACAAAGACATTTACGAAATACCTGCAATTAATGTTACTAACGGGGCAATTAACCCTGGCGAAGTAGTTGTTGGTGACGCAGTACAAGTTCGTGTAGAAGAAAGCACTTTTGTTACAAGTATTAATGATATGTATCGTATTATTGAAATGAGCATTAACCTTAGTAACAATATGGAAGAAAACATATCACTTAAATTAGCACCTTGGGCATAATATGAATTATTCAGTACGAGAAATTAGTCTAGCAAACGAAGTAGACAAACTAGAAAAAGACCTTCAACAGTTGAAAGCCGCTCAGTATCAAGGTTTTGATATTGGTGCTATTAAAGAGACTACCTTAGCAAGCACTTATGACTTTTCGCTTGCGAGCGGTGCTAGCCCACTAGTTAGATACTTTAAATTTACCTCAGATAAACAGGAAGGTATTTCAGGCTCTTTCGTAGTTCATGTTACTAAAGGAGGTTTGGTTACTCCTGCCTTAGACGCAGACTTTGACTTCACGTTACAAGACTTAACTCACTACCAAACTAACCCACGAGTGATAGAATATATGTCTAACATCTACAATTTATCAGCCTCAACTTTATACTATAAGATATACTTTTATGGTACAGACACAGGCACAATAGAGGTTACGTCATAATGAACGCTAGAGATCAAGAGATATTTACAGATAGATTAGCAAGGATTGAAAAAGACTTGTTTGGTTATAAGTCTGCTCAGTTATCAGGAGGCGGTAACACTTATAGTTATATTGCTGAAACAGCTAACACTTGGGACGCTACAATTGTAGCCACTACAGTAGGTGCTTTTGATTATGCTAAAAGAGGTACTTTAGTAGCAACCTTTACCGCTAATACTAAGCCAGTTGCATTTACAGCCTTTGAAGTAGACTTTACTATTGATGGTATTCCTTATTACAAATCAAGTAAGTATCTAGTTACAGGAGACGCACTTGTTAGAACTGTATTTCAAGAACAAGCGAGTGGTGATAAAGAAGTAGCAAAATATCAGTATAGTAAAATGTTTGTTTACGGTGCTAACGGGACTGTACCGAGTCCAACAACATTAAGAATAAAAATAAGAGCAGTAAGTGTAGATGTTGGCACACTTAATGTAGTTCACACAGTAATCGCATAATATGAACCCACAAGAATCAATACCAGAAAAGATAAAGAAATATAAAGCCTACATACAGGCTATGAAGTCTGCTCAAAAAATCTCAGGTGACTCTTGGGTACTTTATAGGTATCAAGGAACATGGGATACAAGTGGCGGTACATTCAGGTACTTAGTTTTTAGAACTTTTAATACAAAAATGCAAGCTACAGTGAAGTTAGCAGAAGACTTAGGCTTTAGTATTTACCCAATACCCGTAAGAAGTCAAAACGGTGTATATTTCTGGTTATTACAGCCTTATTACACAAACTACGGTTTTATCTTAAACAGTACAATGCCAGGAACGTGGTCTGTTGAAGATAGCCCGCCCTTCTAGAAGACGTCAATGTAGTATAATTAATAGAGAATAGAAAGAGAAAACAAAAATGGCATCATACGCAACAAACAGAGACGGTAATTCACTTACCAATGAAGAAGGACACATGAGATTCCCAATGCAGATTTGGGAAGGTAATGTTCTGACTGGTCTTCAAGTAACACAAAATAGTACTCCTAACATGACTGTTACTATTACAAAAGGTGACGCTCGTGTACCTTATAACGACTATTCTTATGGTGCATGGACAAGTAGCTCAACAACAGGTATTGCTGTTACAGCCGCAGATACAGTTAATCCACGCCTAGACAGAGTAGTTGCTTATATTGACCGAACTATGACATTTACTGGTGCTGATATTAATAACCCAGGAATATTCAAGTTTAAGGCTGTAGCGGGAACTCCTGCTGCTTCACCTAACACACCAAATAATTCAGTTGTTCAAGCCTCTGTAGGTGTTGGAAACCCTTATATAGATTTAGCAGAACTTTCTGTTCCTGCAAATGCAACAGATGTTGTAACAAGTCGTATTACAGATACGCGAACATTCATTAAGTCATTAGCACTTGCCAATGGAACATGGCCTGTAGGCTCAGTTTACATCAATGCTTCAGATGATACTAATCCAAACACCTTACTAGGGTTCGGTACTTGGGTAGCATTCGGAGCAGGTAGAGTTCCAGTAGGTATAGACGCCTCACAAACAGAGTTCGATTCAATAGGTGAAACAGGTGGAGCAAAAACACACACTCTTACCAACAGTGAAGTACCTTCACACAATCACTCTGGCAGCACATCAACAAATGGTAACCACAATCACGGTATATCATACGTTGGTACATCTGGTGGTGGTTATGGTTGGAGAGACGCTTCAAACGCTCGAAGTTCAGGTTTTGCTTATACAAGCACAGACGGAAATCACAGCCACAGCTTCTCTACTAACTACTCAGGTGGTGGCGGTTCACACAATAACTTACAACCTTACGTTGTCGTTTATATGTGGAGAAGAACTGCTTAAGGTTTAGTAAAATGAAAACAAAAACAAAAAAAGGTAAAAATTAACATGGCTACCGATAATAATAGAGACGATATAAAATTAGCTGTGATACAAAACGACTTAACTTACATTAAAGAAAAGCTTAACGCTGTTGACACTAAAGTTAGCAATCACTATGTATCTAAAGAAGAATTTGAGCCTATTAAAAAAATAGTCTACGGTGTTGTGAGCTTAATTCTAATCGCTGTGGTAGGCGCATTAGTAGCACTTGTAGTAGGAGCAAAATAATATGCCAGAAAAATATCAACCAGAAGGACTAGATGTTATACCAGTGGCTTCACACCCCACAAAGACATCTAAGATAATGAACAAGGTTGCTGTAGTAGCATTGGTAATTATTGCAATAGGAATTGGCTTATTTTTAAAGTGGTCTTATCAATCAGAGAACGTACTACAAGTTAAAAACGAACCATTCCCTGTACGAACTATTCGAAATCACCCTACAGCAGGTGGTGTTGTAATACTCACAGTCGATTATTGTAAGCTACAAGAAGCTAAAGGCGACCTTAGAATTAGTTTTGTTAGTCCTAGCAGAGAAGTTTTCCTTCCTTTAGCAGAAGAAGACGGTCCTGTTGGCTGTTTCAAAACAGAGTTCCCTGTCTTAATACCACGAGACATACCAGCAGACGAATATCGTATTAAATTCCGAGTACTAAATTACAAACTTAACCCTCTTAAAACAGCAGTTGATGATAGCTTCCAATCACAATCAGTTATTATTGACCCAACAACTCCAACAAACTCAAGGTAAAGCCTTGTTGCTATAATAGATAGTAAGAGAGATAACATATGTCCGCAAAAGCTACTGAACGATTAATCTACGGAGGATTCTTTATATCAGCAATTATAATGGTTGCTTTTATTGGGACTCAAATTAGTAAACAGTACAGAGCTAACGAGACATACACTCGCTTCACAACCTGCGTTCTATCTATACCGCCAAGAGAACGAACTCAAAGTCTCATTGATCGGTGTTGGGATAGAGTCATTGCAGATACAAACGTAGACGTAATACGCTACGATAAAATAACGGAATAATAAATATGTCATATACAACACTAACTCAATACAATTCTCCTAACTACACGCCTAACGCTCAAGTTAGATCAGTATTCGGCATGAACCGAGCAATTAACGGAATTACTATTCACTGGTGGGGAGACCCAAACACAGGCCCAACTCTAGAAGGGGTTATTTCATGGTTTAGTCAAAGCCGTTCACAAGTATCAGCCCACGAAGTTGTTACAGGAACAGGCAAAAGAGACGCTACTATGGTTAATTACCGAGACGCCGCTTGGCACGCAGGCAACGCTACTGGTAACGCAACTACTGTTGGTATTGAAGCAGACCCACGATGTAGAAACGAAGATTACGACACAGTAGCAGAAGTTATTGCAGACATCTGGTTAGCTTATGGTAAATTACCTCTAATTCCTCACAAACACTGGAAGTCTACTGCTTGCCCAGGCAACTACGACCTTGGACGTCTTCAACGTGAAGCTGAAGCATGGTACAGCAAAAAGACAAAACCTACTCCACCTCCTGCCGACACTACTCCTGAATGGAAAAAGAATCTTAAAAAATGGGATACAGTTAAAAAAATGTATGCTATTGATGACCAAACACCACTTAGAAACTTAGCTTCAACAGCTCAAGTTATCTCTAACTATGCTAAAGGTACTCCTTTTGACATAGCAGGTGAAACAAAAGTAGGTAACTATGTGTATTATCTAACAAAGTACTCTATGGATAATGGGGCTGGAAACGGTTTTGACACTTACGAACTTCAGAATACAGACCCTAACGTAGTTGTACCTCCACCGCAACCAGAGTGGATTAGAAATCTTAAAGATATTACAGACATTAAACTAAGTGTATTAAAAGCAGACGGTGCAAAAGTTTATAACTTAAATACTCTTGCTCCTGTTAATGCAACAGTTATTCCTAGAGACACTGTAGTAGACGTAGCTAAAGAAACAACAGTTGGCGGAGTTAAGTATTACATTAGTAGTTACTCAACTCAAAACAACATTGCTAACGGACTTCTTGCTACTGACTTAGGCGTTCCTGTTATCCCTCCTGTAAATGAAAAACCTGAGTGGCTAGAAAACCTAGACGACATTGCCGACATTGATATGTACACTCGTTCTCAAACACCTGTCTTGAAGCTAGAAGACGGTACAATTACTCGAAGCCTTCCTGTTAATACTAAAGTAAGAATTACACACGCTACTGAAATAGTAGGTAAATCATTACTAGTAGTGGAAGGTAAAACAGAAGCGATAGAAGTCCTTTACTTAAGCGACAAGCCTATCGTGAACCCAAGTGATGATACAGAGTCTCGTCTATCTGCATTAGAGGCCCTAGTGCAGAAGATTGTAGACTTCTTGTCGAGTATCTTCACAAACTTTAAGAAATAGGAGAAAATATGGATTATTTTACTCAAGTAACTGCTCTTGCGGCTCTAGCTGTAGTTGTAGTTCAGCAAATTTTGAAACTAAACATAGTTCCAGTGTATCTTGCAAACAAGTACCCTGTAGTAACGAATATTGTTCTAAGCTTAATTGCCAGTGTAGTTGTGCAGTACCAAACTGCTGTCGCACTTGTCGGTTGGCTTCAATGGATTGTATACGTAGCAACTGTATCAGTTGTTGCCGCAGTAACATACAACATGACGTTACGAAACTCAGACGCTGTTCAAAAAGTGTCTAACAAAACAGAAAAGTAAAGGGCCTTACTTTTTAATTAACAGCTCTCGTAAAACACGGGGGCTGTTTTGTATATAATAAAGACATGGAGACTATTGCCAACGAACAAAAACTAGAGTATAATGGTGATGAAGACCAAGTTGCTTTAGAGGCATTAGTAGACTTACTAATAGAAAGAGCCGATGGTCATACATTTATTGCTTTAAATGCAATTAGGAGTAGAGTAATTCATGGCAATTGAACAAGACCCTTTTATCACTATCTCGCTAGGTGGTGGTGAAAAAGTTAGAATGACCCGTGAAAACGGAACCTTATATACCTTCCTAGGTAGAAGTGCTGTTGGCGATTTAGATATAGATAATACAAACTTTGACCACATCTTCGTGCAAAGAGGAGAAGGGCCTGAAGGCGGGGCTACTGGACTTTATATTTTTAAAGCGTTCCAAGAACACTACAAAACAATAGCTGATTTCATGATAGAACAGCAGTTTCCTATGATACTAAACCAAAGAACAATACCTTTGTGTGACATGGAAGCATACATGCGTGAAGTAGATCGTACAACAGCTAATTTTGCCGAACAGATACCAGACTTTTTAGACTAGTCGCAGACCACTAAATCTGCTACAATTAAAAGACGCATTAAAATAATTAAGGAGCTGTATGTTAACCGTATATACCACACAAAGCTGTGCTTATTGCCCTATGGTCAAGAAGTACTTAACAATGAAAAATCTACCATTTCAAGAGGTAGACGTAACAAACGACATGGAAACTCGTACTAGATTACAACAAGCAACTGGTATGACAACTGTTCCTGTTACAACAAATGGTGAGGAATACGTTGTAGGTTTCAAGCCTGGACTCTTGGCAAAATTTGCCTTATAATATATAATGATAAGCAGAGAGCCTTATGAAGTTGGGTTGAGATAAAGCGGTTAGGTAAGGAGTTGCCTTTCCGCTTTCCCTACTGTACATTTACAATTAGAACATAGAGTTGCCGCCAAGTTTAGGAACGAAGAAGATGACAAAAAAGACGAAGACACTAAACTGGAAACTAAAAGAACTACCGACAGCAGAGGCAGTAGCCGAGTTGGTAGCTCAAGAAATAATCACACCTGAAGAAGGCAGAGAAATTCTCTTTGGCTCGCGGGAATATGATTATGAAAAAATGAAAGCACTCGAAGAACAAGTAGCGTTCTTGCAAGACCTAGTTAAGGAGCTTGCTAAAAAGAACACAACAACAATTTGGACAGGGTACTCGTATTCTAAACCTGTTAGATATTACGGTACTCCTTATTGGGGCAAAACTTATGAAGTCCTTTGTGACGCAGGGTTGAAGCTCGATACAAATACAATTGAATCTACGGCAGGAGGTACTTTTGTAAATACTGCGGGTTCAATAGACTCAGGCAAACTAGTTGGTAAATCTCCTAGCGTAATGATGTCTGTATCAAACATAAACACTGACGGAACTGTTAGTTAAACAAAAATAAAACTACTTGGCGGTTACTCTATGTTTTATACACTCCTCTGAGCCACGTAGAAGCCCCTCAGACGCCCTTTTATACTAAACTAGTATATTGTGATGTCTAGGGGCTTTTCTAGTCTTAGAACGCCTCTATGCGGCTAGTTCTATTTCTTGGTAGCTATGGTCTATGTCGTAATCAGTTTCTCTCAAGTCTTGTATAAACTTGCTAGGCACTCCACCTGACTTAATAAATGAATATGCTAATACTTTAGTAGCTTCTTTATCAGCTTCACTACCACTGTGGCGACCTTGTACTCGCATAGCTAACCAGTCAAATACTCGGTATCTAGCAGTTCTTAGGTCAAATATGTCTTGGCGATAATCTCCACCAAAGAAATCAATTGTTCCACATATAGTATTTAAATCGTCATCATCTAATTTATTAGCAACTCCACTAGCTTCACTTTTGCCAGCGTCTTTAAAGCTCATTACTTTATCCCAAGTTTCGTTCATTATAAACCTCTCTCTTTCATTTCTGCTTTAAGTTCTTTTGCTTGTTCTTCGCTACTTAATTTATTAAATCGTTCCATCTCGACCATCTCATCTTGCCAATGTGGGTTTAAAGCCCTAGCTACTTTTATAGCGTCCTTATAGGTAATTCCACAAGTGCTGGCATAAAGAGGATAATCTGCTATATATTCCATTGCTTTTGTGCCTACTTGTTCTTGGTCTGCTTTAAGTTCTTCGTTAGTTCTAATAACTGAGTCTGCTATAACATCTACATGGAAGGCAATTTCTTTTAGTCTTCTTAAATCATCTTCACTTACATGATAACTATTCTTAGAAGCCTTTTCCATATTTTTTAAATGGATATAATCTAAACTATTTAACATTTTTGAATGCCTTATCGCTTAAATATCTATTTACTTCTTGCCATAATATTTCGGTATCATTAAAGCCTTTCAAGGTCTCATAATGAGCGTCTTTAATATCTGCGACTGTTCTAAGTTCTATGCCCTCTTTAATATAAACTTCTTCAAGCTTATCTAAGAATTGCTTTTGTCTACTTGTTAATTCTCTCATATAACCCTTTCTTTACTTTAACCTTACCAATATTCATTATAAATAGAAATAAAAAAGGGGTCAAGCCCCTTCTTTATAATTAGTCCAATCTACTTTCTGCGTCTACGTCGTATCCTAGCTCTTTAAGGAAGCTAGCAACTTTGTGATAAGCCTCTTGCTGGATATTAAAATCTCCATTACCTCTATTGCCTACTTGTTGTAGTCTAATACTAAAACCACCTCCATAAGCAGGGCTAGTAACTAAAACTTTTCTTAATTCGCGGTTCTTAGCAGTTTTAGCTTTGAATAACAAATTATTGAAACCGCAAAAATAAAAATTACGTTCTTTGTATAATTTTTCCTTACCGTCTGCTTCTATACCAATAGTAACTTCATTTGGAGTCGCATTTTTTAATGCCTCTTCGTAAAACTCTTGATACTTTTCTTGAACAACCCTTTGGCTTAATTGAATTGTTTGCATATTGTAATCCTTTCTATTTATTACAATATTCATTATAAATGTTTATTATAGAATAATCAAGCCTAAAAGAAAAGGAGCTTTCGCTCCTAGTCTAATCTATCTACTGACCATGTTCCTAGCTGTAAAGCCTTTGGAAAATGTTGCTTGAGCCATTTTTTAGCAAACTCACCTGCCTCAAAACTGCTCTCTGCTTTAAATGTCCTTGTGTTCTCGGATTCTCCGTCTAAATATGCTAATACATATTTATGAACATTTCTTTTCATATACCCTTCCTTTTGTTAATGCTTATGCTTGCATTTACCATTATAAAGAGATATTTTAAGATGTCAATTAAGTCTTTTCGTATATATATACAAACTCTGATTCAGGCACAACACGGCTAGTAATTTGGTATAGTCCCGCAAAGTTCATTTCAGATATCCTAATTGTTCCGTTTGGATACCACTGTTCAACATATACTACGTGTCCCATAGGACCGTTAAAACTAACACCTACTGCACCGGTTTTAGCCATAGTACCAGTTTTGTATCCGTTAGCCTTAGCACTTCCATACCAAAGGTTTGCATTCCCCATTCTATTAGGCAAGTCAGGTCTTTTAGATTTAACGTACCACGTACAATATCCTGCTGCATATGTGTTACCTGGGACACTAGCTCCTACGTTTACTATTCTAAGAGCTTCTAAGCGTTTCTTTTCGGCTAACTTAGCCTGTAATACTGCTATTTCTTCTTTAGCGTCTGCTACTTGCTCTGCTAAGGTCTCTTTAGTCTCTGCAATTTTGTTTGCTTCTTTGACAGCTACTTCAACTATTTGTTGTTTTTCTTCTACTAAACCTTTTTTAACTTCAAATGTTTGTTTTAACGTATCTAGTTTATTATCATTTGCTTCTATAGGGGCTAAAACAGGCTGATTTGGTTCTAAAATGTTCGCTCTAGCCTCTGTAGACGGTGCAAAAACACCTCCTAGAATTAAAAAACCGCCAATTATTAAAAATAACTGACGCAATAGCGTTAGGGAAGTAATACGTTTTGAACGTCTCAATTTTTGCTTAATGTATGACATACTTAATACCAATTTTTCCTATCGTGATGTGCTTTAGCATTTTCCCAAGTACCATATCTACCATATACATAACTCTGCATCCATTTTAATTGGCATACAGGGTCTTGAAGGCTACACTTAGATTTTGGACAATATCCAGCATTAACAGAAGCGATTTGCTCTGCCCGTTGGTTTGGTTCTAATAGCTCTTGCGCAATACCGCAAGCATATGATGATGGGTTGACTGCATTTGATTTACAACCAGATTCCCTACCAATTAATACTACTGCGGTTGGATTGCTAATCCCTGCTTGCGACATCCAACTGCTACAACTCCCTTGAGCTGAGGCATATGTTGGTTGTGTCGCGGTAACTGCATTGGCAACTCTTGAAGAAGCCTCTGCTAATTTTCGTTTATTTTCAATCTTTGCTTGAAGTTGAGCCTCTAGGTCTTTTTTCTGCTTTTCTAGCTCTTCCTTCTCTGTCTGAAGTCTTTTAACTTCTTCTTGATTCTGCCCCTTTTGTTCGGTAGCTGTATCAAGATTTTTGTTGAGTTGATCGTATTTCTCGTTCCACTCCTCTAATTCCGTCTGTCGAGTTCTAATCTCTACGTCTTGGAATTTTAGATTGTCTTTCGTCCTTGCTGCGTCCTTTATAGCTACTGTGCCAAATCCTGTGATTATGACTGTGGCTAAAAGGGCTATTGAAATTCGTTTGACACTCATAGGCAAGTTCCTTTATTAGCTGACGCTAGTAAGTAAAGGTACTAATCCTCCTTTATTTAGATAATTTATAAAATGCGATTCCTAACACTAGTACTCCAAATAAAATTTGTGGTGCTAGCATTATCTTTGGCGTTAAGCCATCTGTTCCTAAAAGAATAACAGCACTGCTATAGGCGATACTTACAATCACAAGCAGTAGTGCTATACCTAGTATACCAAAACTTGATTGTTTTTCAACCTTTTTATTTGCTTTATTCGTTGATTTCGATGAACTCTCATCTGTAGATTTTTTCTTGAACATAATATATTTTACCTTTATTCTTTCTTGTTACTTTTATTAACTTACTCGAACGCTTATCTTATAAGCTCTTGATATTGTTCTAACTGCTATTTTCATCATATGTCCTTTCTTTATACTTATGATTAGCAATTATCATTATAAATACTAATTCCAAAAAAGTCAATAACCGTAAGGGCAATAAAGCGACTCTAAACCGTTAAAACCACCAACCGAATAATAGGAAAAATAGCCCTGATGTAATACGCCCGTAATTGAATAATACGTCTGTCACGATTATTACGTCGAATACTACGGCGGTTTTCCACAGCCAACCTCTCGAAGTAGCCTTTGGATAACTGAAACTGGTTTTTTGTTTGTGTGTCCTCAAAATATAACCTGAACTTAGTTTTTTTATCTGTTTTTGTCTGTGCCATACTGCCTCGCTCATACTTCCTCCCTCTCAAGAGGCACTACACCTAAATCAACTAAGAGTTGGTCATAATCACCTGATGGCATTTTGTCCCAATCACGTTCCTCAAGATTTGTCAATATTTTGTTGAAAGCGTCTGAGCTAAATTCTTCTCTAGAGTCTAGTTTAGCAGTAATTTCATAGCCATATATACCGCCTAGTTGTTCTTTGGCTTCTTCCCAACTCGTTATAGGCGTCTGTGCGCAAGCATTTGCTATAGCTAACAAGTGTCCTTTACCTATTTTATAACCTTTTTCTTCATACTTTTTAACTCTAACAAGGCTAATATACGGGTATCGAGTCCCATTATTGAAGTGGAGAGTTCTAGAGGCTACATCTGACATAAAGCTGTCGTGTAAGAACACTTCACCTGTCTTAAGTCTAACTGCACCCATACAAACAGTAAAGTCAAAAGCGTTAAATATTTCTTGTGCATTTTGGAAGTAATCGAAGTGAATAAATTGTACTATTAAACCACTTTCAGTATCCATTAATGTAATAGACTTTTCTGTGTGGCTATAATAAATATTCTGATAATCTTTGGTAACTTTAGCAAAACACTTTGCCATACTAATTTTGTCTTTAAAATATACATCTACATCATTTACTGGCGTGTCTGTAAATATACTAAGGACTGCTCCACCTGCAACAAAAGCGTCTGCCTCTATTAAGGCGTCTGTAAACTCCTCACCCAACAAGCCTAGAACTTTTTTAGCCTTGTCTTCTAATTTTGATGAGCTGGCGGTAACTTTTTTATATTCTTCTCCATTTATTGTGATTGTATCTTCCATATAACCTCCTTTAATTTCTATTACCGTACCGAGCGTTTTGCATATCAGCGTCAAGAGCTTTTTCGTACTTATTAGCTTGCTTTCTAGCAGAAATAAACATATCTTCTAAATATTGATACATATATTCCTGTAATTTAACCTCTAGAATAGCAGTAAGCTCATTCTTTTTAGCTTCTACGACATCTTTTTGACCTGTAACCCAAGCTTCTCTATCTTTATCACTACCCAAGTTCAACTCCTCTTTAAATGAGGCGGCTTTTAACCTGTGAATAGATACTTGCTTTTTGTATTCTTCTGTCATCTGGTCTCTGTTGTCCATGGCTAGCAAAATCTTTCGACCTTGTGCTAACTTTGTTGGCGGAATAGTAGTTAGTAGTCTATCTACATCTTCCTCAGATAACTTATTCATTTTTGTTGTGTCTGGTGCGCCTTCAAAATTAATTGTGACGTCAAACTTGTCATTACTTTTAGACATTGTACAATAACCTTTCTTGGCTCTTTGACATTCTTGCTAGCCTTCTGAAATATTTTTCATCTTCGTCAACGCCTTTAAGGAAGTTAGTAACTTGAGGTATTAAAATATTGGTTAAATAATTTTCATCTCTCATAACTCGCATTACAAATATCTCTAACTTGCCTGGAAGTCGAGGGTCGAAGGCGATAAAGTCGCAATAACCTGCTCCTGTTATCCACATTTCCATATGTATTTGAACAATATAGTCATCTGGTACTGTTTTTTGTTTTATAACTTTGTATAAATGATTTTTTGTTTTAAGACACTTAACTTCTAACACTCCCATTTCGCCAGTTTTAACGTCTACTACTTCTCCATCTGGTGAAGCACCACATCTAAGCTCTGGGTGACGCATAAAAGGAGCTTCTTTAACTATATTACCTGTCATTAAACGATATTTAGCAATAGCAAAGTTTTCGTTAACTGTACCCCACTTCATATCATAGGTGACAAAACCGCCTTCTGGATTCTCCTCTAAACCCGTAAGTCTTTCCCCTACTAGTCTTTGGCGTAAATCTTCTCTCGCTTTACTCTCTGGCGGTTCCATATTCGCCATTTCGAATAATTCAAGCCCTGGTTTCTCCCACAGTTCTAAAAACTCAGGCGTTTCTTTTAGTTTTGCACTAAGAGCTTTTACTTGAAGTATCTCTCTAATTGCCGCACCTTTAGCTGTGTCTGATATTTCTAAGAAGGCGTCTTTAGTTACACTTCCAGTTAAGCTACCAAGCCTCGCCCGGAACCACCCAGGCGAACGCTGTGGCTCTTCTACTCTAATTGGATTCAGTATCGTCGATTGCATTGTCTAGTTCGTCTAATTTATTATTAATGACATCTGTGAACAATTTTTCTTCTTCTGGCGTTAAGCCTTTAACTACTGCATTTAATTCTTTTTTGTTTTTTGTGCCTTGAATTTTCAAAGTAGTGTCAATTGCAACTGATGTGGCTTCGTCTTCGTCCATACCTGTTTCAAGTCCTGCTTCAAGTTCTGCAAGGTCTTCCCAATTTTCTACTTCGTTATTTGGTAATGCCCAAGCAGGCCATTGGTGTACGTTTCTAGCATTAAACTTGCTAGGGTCTAGGTAATAAAGATATCGTCCAATGCCCCAAGCGTTCGCTGCACGTTTCAAAGCACTTGATATACCACCTTTAATTGGTTCAACTTTAGTGTTATTAGCACCGTCTGAACGTGTAATCCATTCACCGCCTATCTTAAGTGATAGTTCACAAATAAAACCACCGTCTAGTGGAATATACTTCGTTTGGTAATTGTCTGCACCCATTACTGTATCTAGTCGCTTCATAACATCACGAGCGTCGATATAAGCAAGTTGTTTACTTCCGCCACCAGTTCGCCATTTAACCAACTGTGG